GTCGTCTGTGTTTTGTATAAAAAATTGATTGTGTGTATATTCATGCATTTTGTTTATGTTGATTGTTGGTGCCGGCTCGTATATGTTTTTGCGTTTTAGGTTTCCGTATCGAGCGCCGCGCGATGAGTTACACGGTTTGCAGGCTGCGACTAAGTTTTCGAGTGAGTTTATTCCGTGTGTGTTTGCTGGCCAACGATCAATTTCTATTAGGTGGTCGGCGGTGGTTGCTTCGCGTATGCCGCACCAATGGCAGGCTGGGTTGCCGGTTAATAGGGCGCGTCGGTTGCGTTTGAATTCGGCTGTTGAGCGTGCGCGGTTGCGTTGTGTGTAGTGGCCGAGTTGTTCGGCGTTGTGTGTTCGTCTGCGTGGTGGCATTAGTTGCTAGCGCGCGCTGTCGCGCTTGCTCTCGATTTGTTGTGATTGGTCATGTTGTCAACTTTATGTTTGTGGTTTGTTTTTAGTATGTCAATTTGTGTTGTGTGTAAAACCTAATGCGAAATGCCCCCCGTGCTTTTGCCTCGTAGCACACCCATATCTTGTAACACATTTGCCTGACTTGTGCTTGCGCACGCGTCATCTACCCACGTTGCCGTGTGTCACCAACCGCGCTGCAACACGCTTAGGTCATGCCCGTAATTAATTATCAAATAGCGTTGGTTGATCGTAAACCGTTTTCATTTGTGGCTCAAGAACCTTTACAATTTGCACCCAATCACGGCTTTCAACCGTTTTACGGCGATGACACTCAACACATACCATTTGACATTTAGCAATTTCATCACGAAAACGTTTTTCTGGGTCTTTAGCCATTTTTGCAATAGTTTTATGTTTATCATGACGGTCTATGTGGTCCATGTCAAACAAATATTCAAGACCCGGCACAACAAATTTGCGTTCACCATTATTGTAAAACGGGTGCAACGCGCATTCGCCGCGCAACAACTTTTCTGTAATTAATATTTGTTTGTTAGTTTCAATTCGTCTTACTAAATTGCCTGTTTTTTTGTATTTTGATCGATTTCGATCGCGCATTTTTTTTAATCGTGCAGGGTGTTTTTCTTGACATCTATTGCAATATTTGCGCGGCCTACTTGAGCCAACTTGTTTTATTGTTGCGCGACACGTTTCACAAGTTGAAACCCAAACTGTATTTTGTCTCGTCATTTAGATTCGATTGCTTTCAATGCGTCAATGACTTTGCTCATATCACGTTTAGTCAACTCGCCGGTTGTATGCACCTCACGGTTTAACGTTGCGCTAATAAACGTTTTCAGATCGTCGCCCTTTAGCCCTTGACCATTGGCTAATGCACGCATCATGCCCAATTGTTTAGGTGACGCATACTCTTGCGGTGGTGCATCGGGAAACGGCATTTCAACCTCATGCAACGGCACAACGCTCGCCAAATGCGTGCTGCCCTGCCTTGACTGGGCTGCCTCTACCTCGTTACGGCTCGCAATGCTCTTATTGATACCAAACCCCATATAACCCAATGCTCGACCTAATGCGCTGGTAAACCCAACCTCGTTTTCGCTCATCTTGGTAAATGGCGTACGGCCGGGGTAAACCTCGCACGCTGACGCTATTGCTGGTATCGGGTCAGTCGAGTCACGCCACACGGTCACAATGCAACGAATGAAACACGATTTGTCGGGCATCTCTACAAGTTCGCGGTGCGTTTCTTGTATGCGTAAATCAGGATATTTTTTTAGCGCCAATGTTAAACGTGTAGGTACGTCAACGTAGTTTTCTAAACTAAAACTCATAGCGATTGCCAAATTGTTAGGCGTTGTGCGTGATCGTGTTGACCGCCACGTTTGGCATACGTAATTTCGCCTGTGTTTTTGATAACGCCGCGACGCTCAGCAACCATTAGTCGAGCGGTCATTCCCTTCGTGACTGGGAACGACGCGCCCAACTCGTACCAAACCTCGTCGGCAGTAAAACGTGGTTTCATACGAGCCATTTTGACAATGGCTGCATCAACTCGTGTTTGCTGTTCAGGCGACCACTTAGCGTTCGCGCTTGCCTGACTTTCAGCGATCGCTATTGCGATACGTGATTTTTCGTGTTTAGTAAGCACGATGCACCATGTTTTCTAAACGCTGTATCTCAACTTCGTTTTCGTTTAACCGTAATTGCTTAATACCTATCTCAATGTCGCGTTGTTTTATGCGTTCATGCAAATCGGTGATGATGCTGCACAAATATTTAATTTCAATACGTGCTTGGTTAAGTACATCAATTAGTTCGCTGTCATCTAAAACGTTGCGATCATCAATTTCGTGTTGCAACGCTCGTAGTGTGCTTCGCGCTGCAAGTTCGTGCGGTTCATAAAACGGCACTTTGTTGCCAGTAATGTCGTTCATCACTTGCATTAATGCTTTAAACTGTGGGTCAGTTCTCGGGTCGATGTTTCCGGTCATCTTTTGCCTTTCGTCGTGTGGTGAAACAAAGTAGCACATACGTGTACGCGGTTAGTACCGTCGCAATTATTAAATGTTTTATAGTGACCATGCACGCCACCCATTCGAGTAACGGTAGATCGCTAACGCTGACCGCAAATTGTTCTCTAAATCAAATAGATCGTCGCATGTGCGTATCAGGCCGTATGCCTGCAAATAGCCGTTGGCGTAATACCGTGACGGTTTGCACCAAAAATAGTTAATCTGCATTGCGCCGGCGCTGCCGCCGTTTGGGTCGGTTGCGTTAAACGCGTCAGGCTGACAACGCGACTCACGGTAAGCAACCGCGACCAGTTGTGTTAGTTCATGTTCAGGCCAGCCGACATGTCGAGCCATGTTATAGACCGTCTCACACGCGTCAGGTTGCGTTATAGGCGTAGTTGCCAGCGTTGTGGTCGGTAGTGGCGTAGCGGGTTCTAAACCCTGCCAAACGGTTATTGGTGCGGGTTGCATTTCTTGTGCTGTTGGTGCGGGCGGTTTAGCCAACACGAATATTGATGTCACGCTAATAAATAGCGATATAGCGAGTTTGCTGATGAGTGTCATAGTGACCTACTTTCCGGTAGATCAACCAGCCTATAAGACAGTTGGTGCTGCCTTTGGTGATGACCCGAATACCGCTTGAAATGCTTGTTTTGTAGCCTCAACGTCGTTTGCTAGGCGTGAGTCAACCTCTATGTGATACCAGTCGCCTGCATCAAATTTGCCGATTTGCCATGTGCCACGATCACAACGCCAACTGCGTGATTGCGCGTAATCAATCACAAGTTGTATGCCGAGCTTGTCGGCGTTCAACAAAAGTTTGTTCAAATAGTCAAGCGATATTTTGCGGCCGTCTTGCCTGCCACGTTTTTGTTGTGCTTGCCAACGGTATGAAACGTCTGTTGCTAGTCCTCGAGCGTGGTTGCTGATAATGCCGGGTTTGCCGCGCATATCACGGTTAACAAAAATGCCGTTATTCCATAAACTGCCGTCGCTATGTTTGCAACACAACTCAACCCATTTAGCCATGCCTGCCAACGCTGACGTAACGACTGGCTGTTTGCTAATTGTGTAGGGTCGAGTCACTCTTTTGGTTTGTTGTCGTCGTTTGGTATGAATAGGCACGCTAAGTCGGGGTCGCCTATTTTGGTAGACACCAACGCCAACACACTCGACGCGACTGGTACGAGTAAACCGATTAATACGGGGTCAACGTTGTTTGTGGATAGTCCGTAGATCATTAAACCGATTAAACCGCCTTTAGTGGTTTGGTCACCGATTTGGCGTTTTGCTTTGTTAATTTTTTTAGTTGTCATATTCAACCCACACTAATAAATTCTCATCCCAATAATAGTCACCGTCAGGTTTTGGCGTTGGTGGTTGCCAATCATTATTTTCGTCAAGAGTCCACGACTCGAATGGCTGCGGTGCAACGAATTCGTCGCGCACATGATCGTACGTGTAGCCAATGCCGGGAAATTGTTTTCTAATTCGGTTGTTGTAACTGCATTGCAACCATTCGCCGCCAAGTAGGTCGTGGCAGAATTGTGCGCCGTTTGCTTCCTCGTTGTCATGCACAACGATTACGCGCTGCACAACGCCGTTTAATATTTCTGCAAAGTGTGCCATCAGAATGTGATGCTTCCGCTAGCCGTAAATGTGTAAATGCGGTAGCCACCTGAAGTAGTGATTGTTGGTGAACCTGTTGTGGCTGCTGCCGCGTCAAATGTGTCTGCGTAACGCAAAACGACTATGCCGCTGCCACCTGATTCTGACCCTACGCCTGCACCGTCGTTACCTGCACCACCAGCACCGCCACCAGTATTGACCGTGCCTGCCGTTGGTGGCGTAGCGTTATTTCGAGCGCCTGCACCGCCACCGCCTTGACCGCCACTACCGCCGGCCGTAGAACCTACGCCACCGCCGCCGCCTGCGTAATAAACACTTGAGCCAGTAATCGCAACTTGCACACCGTCGCCACCATTACCGCCCGTGTTAGTTGTGCCAACATTTTGACCTGCTGCACCAGCACCGCCACCGCCACCGCTCGTATTTGAAGCACCCGTGTCACCGCCCTTAAATCCTTGGTTTGCCGTGCCTGCACCGCCAGTTGTGTTTCGTGTACCGCCACCGCCACCAGACCCACCGCTTAAACCTGCACATGGCCCACTACTGCCACCGCCACCGCCACCGCCACCAGTCGAAGTAATCGTGCTAAACACCGAATTGTTACCATTTGAACCCGGTGCGCCTGTGCCACCATTGCCTGCACCACCAGCGCCAACCGTGACGGTTAGTTGCACACCAGCCGTTACCGCTAACGCTGATTCAAGCGAACCGCCACCACCCGTTGCCGTGACAGTTGAACGCAAACCGCCTGCACCGCCACCGCCGCCAGCACCAGTAGCAAAATTTTCACGACCATTACCGCCACCACCAGCGACAACAAGATAATCAACTGCTGTAGGTGGATTAGCGCCGCCAAACGCGAGAATTTGCATGACCTACGCCGACAAGTTGCCGACAACCACCCAAGTATCGGTAGCAATCTTTGCGCAAGTCGCAACCGCATATTGTGCGCTTGTTTTTAATTTACTGCCAGCGCTTCGAAGTGTTACACCTGCACCAGCCGTGATCGTCACCTGACCAGCGCCAAGTTGCATAATGTTTATCTGCGTACCAATACCATAAGCAACACTTGAATTAGGCGGAATAGTCAACGCAATCGCAGACCCGTTATCACAAGTAATTAGTTTGCCGTCATCAGCCAACACGGTCGTATAAGTCGTACCAGTTTGCGCGTTAATTGCAATCATCGCCGTTGCAACCGCGTCTAATTCTGCTGCGGTCAAAACTTGCCCGGCTGTGAAATCTTGTCTAGTTGCCATAGTGCCTCACTTTATCCTAAAACATTAGTTGAATCGATGATGCCGTATATAGCGTCATCAAGTATTAATTCATAAACGATGGTTGTTGGTGCGGTGAAATACATGATCGCATGGCCGTTGTTAACCGTGATGGTGTGTTCTATGCCTTCGACACTTAGTTCTTGTGCCAGTTGTGTGGTGCTGTTACCGCTGACAAACGATTTTTCAATGCTGATCGTGTCACCTATATCGATTGTGGCGATTGTGTCGCGTTGCGCTGTAGTCAATTTGTTTAGGTTCGTGCCGACCGCCGTGTAACGTGCCTCAGGTTCAGGTGATAACAAGTAATTTGCTAGCGCTAGCGCGGCTGTGTCGTTGTGCAACAGCGAATCGGTGATGCTGGTGGTTTGTATAAAATATTTTGCTTGGCTGGCTACATCGTCTGCTATTTGTTGATTGCCGCCGGCAATGGCAACGGCCGCTCGATTAACGACCTGATCGGCTTCAAACGATATGCCCAAAGAATCAAAAGGCACGTTTGTGCCATCATCGTGAAAATTGACAACTGGCTGGCTAAGTGTGTTGCCTATGCGCGGCTGAAATGTCAGGTCGCCGTCGCGGGACATGAACAATCTGCCTTGTTCAGCGGTGTTGATTCGTGTGCAATATTCCAAAACGTTTGTGCCCTCAGGTACGGTAAACGCTGCCGCGCCGCCAAGTGTTTGTGTGCCTGTAGAAATGTCGCGTTGTGCTATTGGGAAATCAACTTCGGGCAAATCTAAAACTGCTGACAGTCGAACATTTGACAATTCCTCTGACACATTAAATTCGTCCATGTAGGTTTGGGCCAACAAATAAAAATCGTCTGCACAATAGACAGTGCATGTATCCAAACCGCCTAGCGCGAAATTGTAGTCAAAATTGACGATGTAGCCGTTAAACAAATATTCTTTGACATTGGTTGTCGAATAGCGTGCTAGCCGTACTCGACGCATTGGTGCAAGACCTGGTTGCGCTGTTGACGGGTCAAAATATGGCGACTGCTCATCGAACGGATTAAAAAAACCAGTCGTGTCAAGCATATTTAGCACCATCGTGCCTGCGCTGAACTGGTCGCCTTGATCGCGTCTGCCGCGTTTCACGCTTATTGAATTAATGCCTGTGGTTACATCAGCAAAATTGGTTGTGCCATCTAAAACATAAGTGGTGTTGTTTAATACGCCTGCAACGGCGTCATTGAGTATGAACGCGTCTTGTATAAATCCTGTGTCAATTTCTAGGCTGTAATTGCCAGCGCCAACGATTGCTGTGCCTGCCATTACGCGACCTGTATTTGTGCTGGCCCTGCTGACCTGTTGTATGCGCGAATAGCGTTAACGACCGCCTGCCCGATCTCGGCGCTAGTCGACAAACCGCCAGTCACATTAACTGTCACATTTCCCATGCCGCCACCACGACCCAATGGCACTACCGCTTCCGGGCCTTTTTCGCCTATTAATGCCAATGTTGGCGATGTGACAATTCCGCCTTCAGCCAACATAGGTATGTTTGGCACGCTAAAACCTTTGCCACCAAAACTTGGCACCCAGTCAGGAAACTTAAACGACAATTTGCCGATGGTGCTGTTCCACAATTTTGCAATCGCGTTAAAGATTGATTTATAGATGTTCAGTACGCCTGAAATGTAATCTTTCAAAAAATCTAAACTAGCGGTGACACCGTTTTTGATAAAACTAAACACCGAGTCGACTACGGTTCGCACAATTTCAAACCGTTTGTATAACACGACTAGCGCCGCAACAAACGCAACTATGCCCAAAATGACTAACGCAATCGGATTGGCTGACATAACAAAATTGAACGCTGCCTGCGCGCCTGTGGCGATCTGTGTGGCGATAGTCCAGGCTTTAATTGCAACATTGGCAATCACAATCGCGGCCGCTAATCCGCCAATAACGCCTGTGATGATTAAAAACAGTTTTGTGTTTTCTTGCGCCCAAACAGCCATTGGTTCTAAAATTTCTAACAATTTCTGCAACACAGGCAACAACGCCATACCGATTGATTCTTTGGTTTCGTCCATCGCAATTTTCATGCCAGCCATACGGCCCTCGAATGACATCGCCGCCGTTGTCGCAGCACCGCCAAACGATGTCGCCAACGCATCAGTTATTTCTTGCATGCTCGATTCTGAACTAATCACACCTTTAAGCGACGGGTCTAATTTTGTTAACGCGGCGGTTGACCCGTTATACGCTTTGCCTAACGCCAAAGTGACCGTTTCTAAATCTTTGCCTGTTGCTGCACTAATGTCCAGCGCCGTGTTCATCAAATCTTGTGCAGCCTCAACCGATCCAGTCGACCTAACAAGATTCGACATAGCCGGACGCAACTGGTCATCAGCAACCGCGAACGCACGCGACATGCCAGAAATAAAATCCTCATTGGCTGCGATTGCTTCCTCAGTAGCGCCAGCGCTGGTTCGTAATTGTTGCGCTAATAGTTCTTGCGCTTTTTGATCCTCAACAGCCGATTTAGTTGCCAAACCTAAACCAGTTGCCAAACCACCCAAAACACCGATTGCAGGCAACATCGCCTTTTTTAATGCAAACGCAGATTTAGCGCCAGCGCCTTCCAACTGTTTAAATTCTGCCATCGCTTTTGATATGCCTTTGCCATCGAATTCGGTGACAATAGGTATGGATACAGCCATTAGTTCAATTCCTTTCGCACGCGTTCCATCAATCGATCAATCAATGTTTCGACTTCGCCTTCAACTTGATTTTTGTTTCGTTCCCATGCTGGCCAAACAAACCGTGATGCTGTGCCATATCGTGCGCTTAAACTTTGCACCATTTGACCGCCTTGTCGTGTTGGCACTTTGCCTTTACCTGACATGTCTAACAATGCTGCACTAGGGCCTGTGTAGCGCACAAAGAATGTCGCCAGGTTTGTTGACGCGCCACGATATTCTCTAACTTTTTTGCCTGATACACCTGACGCAACTTTGTTTTGTTTGTCGCTGTACGGAAACATTTGGAAACCTGACGCTGTTGTCCATTTGCGCGCCATACCGGATAGCGGTGCGGATTTTGGCAATTTGGTTTTGATGTCGTTTGTGACTGGTGCGGTGATCTGTTTGAAATCTTTTGTCAGATCGCGGCGCGCTTGTTTGTCGATGCTGTTTAGTACGCGCAACGCATCTTTTACACCGACAACTGTTGTGGTTGCGTTAATGCTGTCAGCCATTTCGGGCCTTGCGTTCTTTGTTGATCAATTCAATAACCGTGTTCATATCGTCGATCTCAAACGATATTTCAGCAGGCCAAAAACCAGTCGCCACAAGAATCTGCGCTAATCCGTAGCGGTATGAACCGCGCCTACTTTTGGGTCATTGACCGCCGTTGGCAAACATGATTTTAACGATTTCAAATAATCGTCAAACATCGCTGGCACGGTGATGCCTGACATCTTTGATGCTTCGTAAGCCAAATACGCTAAATCCTCTTGACCGATAGCGCTTCCAAGTTCTGATGCTTTGCGTTTGTATTTGCGTTCCCAAAGAACAGTCGTGAACAATGTTGTTTCGACTGTGACTGGATCGCTTCCATCAAGGAATTGAATTTCAAGTGATAATTGCATTAGTTGCCTTTCTCGGTACAGCCTTTGTAAGACTGGCTTGTTTTTTTAGTTTTCAGCGGCCAATGCCGCGCGATCATGCGACCGCTTTAGTCAATACGCCGCCTGTGAATGTCAGCGTAATTGTTGACAATTCGCCAAGTGATGCGTTGATCGGTGTATGCGATTCAAGGTAAGCGCCTGTCAATGTATAGATCGGATTTGTTGCCGATGCTGCGCCTGTTGCTGGTGCGAGAACAATGTTTGTTTGAATACCAACCAAACCGTAGATTGTGGCCTCAGTTTCGCTGCCTGCGTAGGATTGATACAGTTCAATTTCGACGCTGTTGTTTTGCAACGATGTTACCGATGATGCACCATATTTGCGTGCCGTGTCACCGAACGCGGTTGTTTCTAATTGTTCGTAAACATAGTTCAATGTTGCGCTGGTGCATTGGTCACGCAAATCAACGCTGTTTATAGTCACATTCGGATTGCTAAGATAAACGCTTGTCGCCATAATTTATTCCTTTTCGTTTGTGTCTTTAGTTTTAGCAGGTTTTTTGACAGTCTGTGTGGATATATGGCCGCCTTCGACTAGCGCGTCAATGTTTACGCCATCTAGATCGGCGCTGGTAACGACATCGCCAGGTTTAAAACCTGCAAGTCTTGCCGATGTAACTATGTAATTTGCCATGTTTGTTTCCTATGCCGTTTGTGCTTGAACATTTGCGGTCACTTCGTAACTTGGATATTCAACGCCGCCTATAAGCGTACTAGTCGGCCTGCCATCGGTAACGGCAATATTGGCCGCCAATACCTTCGACATGATGTTAAGTAGCGATCTTTGTGCATCTAGGTTCGCTGGCCCTAGCGTGATGATTTTAACGGGAAACATTAATTTGACGATGTTGTAGTTCCAAGCGTCAAACGATGGCGCGTCAATAAACACGCATGGCGGCACAAGGTTTCTAGGGTCATTTACTACCTGTAGGCCGCTAACGGCTGTCAGCGTGGCTGTTAAATCGTCTAGCGCTTCATTAAACAGATCGGTAAATGCAACAGGCATCAGGCCACCTGTGGACGGTCGACACCTAACAATTGTTTAACCAATGGCGACAAACCGTTTGTTGATCCTGTTGACATGCCATCAAATGATGCAAAGTCTGTTATTGATCCGCGTTGGCGGTACAGCGCGCCACCATACATGATGGTTGCTAGTTTTACATCTTGGCTTGGCACAGTTGTCAGGCTGTCAAAATATCCGACTTCCTGCCTGCGACGGTAACAAAAAGAATTTGATGCCGCTGCGCAGATTGTTAAGAATGTTGTGTCGCCTGCCGTTGCTGTGCCTATGCCGATCCAATCTTCGATGTCTGTTGCGGTGATCCATGTGCAGGTTTGCGTATATGTAACAACACCTGAATAATCTGCGACAAATTCGACTGCTGTGCCTGTGCATGCGTACAGCAGTTGGTTTGGTACGGCAACATTTGTGTTGTATAAAAATTCGCCAGTTTCACCATCAACACCTGTGAACAGATATTGCGGTAACGCTAAAACTGTGAATGTTCCACTAAATGGTGCTGCTAAAACTGAAACCGCTATTGATTCACCTAATGCGATTTCTGACGGCTCAAGTGTCGAAATGCACGCATAGTTATCTATTAGTTGTTTCGTGGCTGTTTTATATGTTGCCATAGGCGGTTTAGCCGCCTACGACTAGGCAACAACGATTGACTGAATGAACGACGATTTTGCAACAAATGTGGCAAAATAGCCGTAGTAACTAAATGTGCGGCCAAGCGTTGCAGGTACTTCTACCGACATAACGCCTTTTTGCTGTTCGTAGATTTCAAAACCTGGCGCGTAAACAACAAGCATTGTGCCTGCTGCAAAGTTGTTGTCAACAACCATGTTGAGGCCGTACACGGTTTGGCTCGAATATTGCAGGCCAGTTGTGTTGCCAATGCCGTTGAATGTTGTCATTCCGCCGCCATAGTAACTAAGTAGCGGTCGCTTGTCCGCGTCCAACTGCTGACCCAATTTTTGCCATACATCAGGACTGACGCAAATGTGAGTCGGGAAGTAGTTGCTGTCCTCAGCAATTTCGCGCGCTGCATCATAGATTGATTCGATCAACGATTCAGGATTGGTGCTGTTGTATGTCCAAGTTGATCCTGACGCTGTTTTGCCTGCGACAAGTGCATCGGCTGCAATGTCATCGGTTGCGATCAAATATTCGCCAGCCAAGTCATTCAAAATCAAATTCATTGCTGCTGGATCAGTGAAATCCATGTCTTGTACCGACAATGTGACTTGTCCTGCAACAGTTGACTTTGTAACAACATTCGATGCGATCACCATTGTTGTTGCGCTAACAGCAGTCAATTCTGTGTTTTGTTTTGCTGCGCTGGTGTGCGTTGTGATCGTTGGTCGTATAAATGTTTTGCTTGGTGTGTTTGGCATTGAACGCGCGCCAAATGCTGTAACGACTGGACGAACAAAATTCAAATCCTGAAACAGCGGTGAAACGACTGGAACGGGCAACAAACCAGGTGTGTCAGTTGTGAGAACATCGCCTGCTGCTGCTTGCAACGCTGTCTGATTTTTTGCGACTGCTGCTTTGCATGCTTCTTGCACTTTGCGGAATGTGTCGCCGCCAATGTGCATTGCTGCCATGTATTCGCCAGGTGTTGGCATTTTAAATTCTTGTTTTGGTTGTGCCCAAAGTTTGTCAACAGTTGATTGTGCTGCTGCTTCGACTACTGGTGTTTCAATTTTTTCGGTCATGTCTGTTTCCTTTGTTGTGTCTTGATTTGATTGTATAGCAGGTTCTACTGATGTTTCGTGGATAGTCTCATCGGCTGGTTTACTGGCCGCGACTTGTTCAATGATTGCGCCGCTAAATGCGCCTTGACTAACTAGCGATAGTTCTGTCCATTCAGCCGATTCGATGATCATTGTGCCATCGTCGTCGTAACTAAATTTGATCGGATTGACACCGACCGAAACTGCATCTATTACGCCGTCATTTGCCAATGTCAAATATTCGTCGCCTAGCCGTGTGGCGCTGATTTTGGCTGTAAACATCATGCCTTGTGGTGTGTCTACGCGCTCGACTAGTTTGCCGATGATTTGGTTGCTGTCGTGCTGTCCAAAAAGTTTCGGGTCGCGACCCGTGACTGGTAACGACCCTTGCAAAAATCGTACTCTAGTTCCGTCTGAAACTGTGGCCGTTTCGTCGTAGGTAACGGCAACGCCGCTGATTGATCGGCGCGGCAATCCGTCTGCCGCTGCCGCATCAACCGTGATCTGTGAGGGGACTAATTTGATCATGTTTCTGATACTACACTTTCTGTTTCTGTTGTTTCGCGCATTTCGTCCATTGAGTATTCGCCTTTTAGGTAATTTTCAACATCAAATTCGACATAACTTCCGTTAGGCAGCACATTGTTTTGGCTGAGTGTGCCAGCGATGCAATCGGCATAGGCGCGAACGCCGAATGTCCACAAATCCATGCGCGATTCGGCTGATGATTGGTATGAATACGATCCGACGCTGATGCCAGCCAAATATGGCGGAATATTGCACAACCTGGCCATTTCCATAGCCTGAAATTCGGCGCTATCAATCAACAGCATTTTGTCAGGTGATGTCAATGTTTCTGTGTAGGTCACAAATTCGTTTAGTGCCGCTGTTTGGTTTGTTTCGCGTGCGGCGTTAAACGATGCCGCTAGGTCTGCTAGTTCTTGTGCGCTTAACGGTTCGCCGCCTGTTTGTCGAAGTACGCCAGCAGGAATGGCCGATGATGCGTTTCTGTAGCGTGCGTTTTCTAGTTTTAGCGCTGTTGCGACGGCTTGTTCTGACATGTAAATAATGCCTTGTATCGGTGACAAAAATTGGATTACATCGTCAGGATTTAGTTCTGCGCCTTGAAACATGATTTGTTTTGATGGCGCAAACCAAACTGGCCCTGTTTGATCGAGTGTCTGCACCATTGCAGCAGGTATGCGTGTGAACGCCGTTGGATAATTATCAGCCGTCCTCGCAGTCACATAAAGGAACGATCTGCCGAAGAAAAAAAGATCGTCGAATAGCCATGCAAGTAGAAACGAATTTGGCACACTTGGATCGATGCGACGTAACCATGTGCGTGGCGCTAGTGGCACTTTTTCCATTTCGTTGCCGTTCCAAATTTCGGTGTACATTTTTAGGTTCATGCAACTGATAACGCTTGCCATCAGATCGCGCGCTCGACTAATTGTTGGCACACTCATAGCACGGTTTCGTGCCGGGCCTTCAATGTAGGAATAATATTGGCCGATCATTTGCGCGCCGCCATTGTTCACGCTGTTTGTGTAGTACGCAGCCGATCCAGCAGCAGCCGCTTTTTGTGGTTGCGGTGATA